TTGTTTTTCCTTTAGGTATATGGCCTAACATTTTTTTCTGCCACTTGTGGACTGAAACACACTTAGTTTCCCATTCTCGGCTTTCGGCCAATCCAAGAAGCTTGCCAAAACTTATGCCCATCGAGCGCACCGCTTGAGAGGATTTAGCGTGGTGGAGCGGTTCTTCAATTGCAAATAAGAAAGGACTCTCCAAAGACATAAGCCATTCATAAACTTTTCGTGTATCCACCTCTCTTTTTTTGTTTCTATGCTTTGTGGGCATTATAGTCTTCTCGACTACGGCTCCTGTGTACACAGATATAGCGGTTAGACCTCCATCTAACCCATTATCAACTCCCACTATCATAGAAATTCTATTGCGCTTCTTTTAATTAGCACCCCTTCCCCCTCTGCCGGTACAAATCTATCTACATTTTTTCCCAGTAGCTGGATAAATAAAACTTCTTTTGCTCTAGCTGGCACTACTAAATAAAATTCTCCATGTTTAGTCTCAGACACAAAAGTAAAATCTGAAGGCGGTACTTCTTTTCTATATACGATTAAAGGGTTCTTTATTAAGATCCTATCTGGAAACATCGATTGTTTCATCGTCTAAGAAAACGGGTGTCCCATCCCCGAATGAAGTTTGTAAATATTCATACTCATACTTCTTTTGAGCGTCTTTTTCAGACAGATTATAGTTATCTTGAAGTATTTTTATTGTTATTCTTTTCGAGTAACAAGCAACAGGGGGTCTTCCGAAAGACTCGGCTGATCCTATAAAAGCGTCTTCCAGCCCCGAAAACAAAAGTAAAACTGATTCAGGTTCTTCGTAAGTTTTTTCTTGGTCACTCATTTTTATTTTCGTCTACCGGTTCAACATCAATAATTTTAGCGTCAGTTTCCAAAGTCTTTGTTTTATTTAAGATAGACACATCTACATGAACACTGCCTACCGCATTAGTTTTCCCCTGTATGTCTCGTTTTATACGGGAAGCTATCTCAGCTTCTTTCCATGTCTTAATAACTGCATTTTTATTAAACCTATGCAGTGACCTATCTATCCCCCTTATTAAATTTTGATCGTTTGCTGAACTCGGATTAAGGGCTTGCTCGGCAGCAACATATGTATCCTCATATGTTATTTGCAGGTCGTTTGCTTCTTTTGAAGATTCGGCTTCTAAAGCAGAAAGTTCTTGTTTTGGCTCCTCTACTTTCTCCTCTTTTTGTTTAGGGTTTGCCCCATGAGGATTCTTTTTAGGTTTATATCCTTCGTCTCGTAACCACTTACGCAGTGTGGACGGGTGTATATCCAGTTCCCTACTAATGGTAGACAACTTATACTCTTTATTATAGAGGGCTATAGCTCTTTTTAAGAGTTCTTGTTTTTTATAAAACTTAGACAAACTATTTAATTATACTATTATTCAATAGATATTCAAGTTTATGACACGTAAACAAAAAGCGTTTGAGCCATTTATAGATAATAATACTACTAACGTCGGAGGCTTGTCTATTCCCTGTTGCACTTTAAAAACGGCACTTCTATATGGCCTCGCTAACCATAAAAAACCTAAAGCTAAAGAGTATTACTTTTGGAGGTTGTGCGATGAGTTTTGGAACAGGAGCGATTTACCGGAACCTTTAATGGTTAAACACCCTTGGGCTACTGAAATGATCCAAGCGGTTATTTCTAATAAATATGTAGCTATTGGGGGAGCCGCTAATAGTGGCAAATCACACACGATGGCTGCTTGGGGGATACTAAACTGGATGGCTGACCCTCAAAACACTCTAATCCTTTTAACCTCAACGACTTTGAGAGAAGCGCGTAAAAGAATATGGGGGTCTGTTATAAGCCTTTTATCTGTAATAGACAATTTCCCCCTTAAAATAAGAGACTCTATTGGAAATGTAGCTTATTTAACAGAACAGGGGACTTTAATAGAACGAGCAGGGCTTTCTCTTATCGCGGCAGAGAAGTCAAAAACCAGAGAAGCTGTCGGTAAATTCATTGGAATAAAACAAAAAAGAGTGTTTTTAATATGTGATGAGTTAAGTGAACTCAGTGAAGCCATACTACAGGCGGGGTTATCAAACTTATCAAAGAACCCTGAGTTTCACATGATCGGAATGTCTAACCCAAATAGCAGGTTTGATGCATTTGGGTCTTGGAGTCATCCGGTCGATGGATGGGATAGCATTAACCATGACAACGATGACACATGGGTCACTAAATGGGGAGGGACTTATATTCGTTTTGATGGGGAGCGAAGTCCCAACATCCTTGAAGGAGAAGTTAAATACCCTTGGCTCCCAACTGAAGAAAAAATATCAGAAGATAGGGATCTTTTAGGAGAAACTTCTCGCGGATACATGCGGATGGTACGTGCTGTCTTTTTTGATAGTGATGAAACAGATGCTATATATAATGAGACAGAGCTAAGTAACTCAGGATCAATGGGTCATGTGTCATGGAGAGGTAAGCCTATAGCGATAGCTGGGTTAGACCCTGCTTTTACTAACGGGGGAGATAGAACTATTTTATATACTGGGTTTGTGGGGTACGACACTAACGGGCAATATGTTTGTGAGTTAGGTGAAGCTATTCATCTTATCGACGATGCCACCAACAAGTCGCTACCCAGGACTTATCAGATTGTTCAACAGGTAAAGGACATCTGCGTAAAAAAGAAAATTTCTCCAGAAAACATTTCAGTTGATGCCACCGGAGCCGGTGCTCCTTTTTGCGATGTTCTTGCAGGTGAATGGTCGGATCAGTTTTTAAGGGTTTCATTTGGAGGAAAGGCTTCGGATAAAAAGGTATCTGTGAATTCTAGGCAAACAGGGACTGAAAGTTACATGAATAGAGTTAGTGAGCTTTGGTGGGTTGGGAAAGAGTTGATTAGAACAAAACAGCTATTTGGTATTAGTAATGATTTAGCAAAAGAAATGACTGCTCGCAAGTATGATATGGTTAAGAGTGGTTCATTAAGAGTTAAAATAGAACCTAAAATAGAATTTAAATCCCGCTTTGGAAGTAGCCCTGACCTAGCAGATGCCGCTTTTTTGTGTATTGATTTAGCGAGGCAGCGTCACAATTTAGTAGCTGTTGAGCCTTTAGAGAGTTCCAGTTTAGGGTTCCGTCAGACTAGAAGTTTAAAAGGGCTAGCTAATGTTTTAGCGAATGACCCCCTCACTGAATAAATTTTTCTACTAAGAGTAACTAATTAATTACATAAAACATAATTAATTAGTTACAGGGTTACATAAGACTTTCTAACCCCTGAATAGCGCGTTGACTTTCCGCTATAAAATCTTAAATTTAAGCCTTAACTATTAATATATAAATATGGGTTGGATTTCAAATTTACTTAAAAAAGCGGATCTAGATATTGTTCACACTGGGTTAGATTTTATAGGACTTACTCCCGTAATCGGGAACATAGCGGATTTAGGAAACGCTGCGCTATATGGCCTAAAAGGGGATACAAAGAATATGACTATATCTCTTACCGCTGCTATTCCTGGTGCAGGGCAAGCGATTACATCCGGTAAATATGCTCTTAAAGGAGCCGATGCCGTTAAAGCTGCTAATGTAGCTAAAGCTACTAAAGGCGTGGACGAAGCCACTAAAGGACTTAAAACAGCGCAAAAGGAAGCGTCTAGGAAAGCCTTAAAAGGAGACTGGGCTAAAGTTGTCGAACAAGGCAAAGCTGTTAAAACAAAAAAACAAATTTTAAAAGAGGCCACAGACAAAAAGGTTACTTTAAAAGACCGCTACAAAGGAGCTATGGAAGCAGGTAATCCAAAAGGAGCTAAGATAGGTGGAGGTAATACGTTAATGAAAGCACTTAATATTATTGCCCCTACGGAGAGGTTGGATTTTGATCCAAAAGATCCTGTTTCCCCCAACGCTGATAAGAAGCCTCCTGAAACCCCTAAAGATGAAAAAGAAACTACACCACCGATTGATATCGGAGGAGATGAACAAAAAGATACTGCAACAGTTAAGCCACCTGATTTAACAACGGGGCCATTAAAAGCTGTCAGTGGAATAGCGGATACCGTCGGTAAAGGAATTATGGCCGGTAACGAAGCCGTCCGAAAACAAGAAGCGATAGATTCTCAAAAAGCTGATATTGCCGCAGAGATGGACGACCTCATGACCCAAGACCCAGATTACTTTAACAAGAATCGCGGGGCTGCCCAGCAATTGTACAGTAAAGCTAAGAAGCTTGGAGTAACCGCTAGACAATTTAATGATTACGTTAAGAACAACAAAGCTGCCGCCCAAGAAAGACGAAGAGATATAGATAGAGCGGAAGCATCTTCGTGGCTGGAAGAAAAGTTAGACCAGCCTATTTACGAAAGTAGTAGAGGGATGCCTACTTCAGCTCAAAGGGGTAGGAACATAGCTAGGCTTATAAAGAATGCCGGATTAAGAAATGCCACACCGGCACAGGCGGCAAGTCTTATGAACCCAAGTGCTGCTCTTCAAAGAGTTAGGGCTAAAAAGGAAGACGAAAAAGAAAAAGTATAAGATATGGCTGTATCAGTAGGTAGGGAATCCTCTAGACTAAAACGAGCAGCTCGGAGACTCCGCAAGAAAGGCTACTCAGGAGAAGCCGGTAAGATGTTCGCTGCGGCTGAAGCAGCCCGTCTTAATGAGCCTTCTATAATGACTCCTGCTTTTCGTTCCGAACAAAGAACCGCAAGTGATTTAATTTCATATGCTCAAACGGTAGCTTCCGACCCCGCGTTTGATTATGAAAAAGACATAGCACCGTTAAGGCAAGCATTTTTCGGTAACTTAGCAGCGTCTGGT